CAGGGAAGAATTGCTGCAACAGGAACAGCTGGTGGTGGGCCGTTTACATACACATCTCCTACCGGTGCTACTGGCACAGGCTATGATATGCCCACATTCTTACGAGGACTAACAACTCAGGATTACATTCAACTACAGGCTACATTGAAGCGCCTTGGATATAACGCAAAGAACAAAGAAGAAGTTAATCAGATATTAAGTACAGTATTTCCACAGTACTTCCCTATAACCGATTTGAAGACTTTGCTTAGCAAGTTAAAGGAACAGGAACTTCCTGGAGCTGGAGAAGAACCTAACCTGCCTGACCGTAGAATTGGACAGGTTGATAGGGGCGCATTAGTTCAAGTTGCTCAAGCTGTAGCATCTAAAGGTATGTTTGAATTAACCAAAGAAGAGCTAGATGAAATTATTGCTCCTTGGGAAAAGAAGTTAAAGCAAGGTACCGTTACTACAACTAAGAAGGTCCGTAACCCTAAGACTGGAAAGCTTGAGAATGTAACTGAAACCAAGTCAGCATTCCGTCAAGGAGAAGAAGAGTTGGCGTTGGAAGAAAGATTAAGAGCCCAACGACCGCAACAATTTGAACTTGCTGGCGGTATAGGCTTTACGGATGAACTTAAGAAGTTACTCTCAGGAGGTATGTAGTGGTAGACACAACCACACTTGAAGGTATTGCTGCAGCCTCTGCTGCGCCAGAGGGAATAACTCCCGATACCGCTGAAATGGCAGACTTAATTGCCATTGTACTTGCCTTAAAGTCCATTGATGGTAATCTTCAATTAGCATATAATGCTTATGTAGCCAAGAATAAAGCACAGTTTATAGCCTATGTAAAGGCTAGCAAGTTCTATCAAGACTATAATGCTTCTGCTCGCCAGCGTGCCATTGCTGAAAAAGAACAACCTGGTGTATGGCAGCAAGATAAAAACAAATATGTTGAAGAACAAAAGCAACGCTGCTAGCGCGATTGACTTCAAGAAGGTTGGCGGAGCTGGAGTAACCAGCATCAATGACCTAAAAGCATTTGCCGATTCTTATGGTGTATCTCAATTACTTGATAACAAGTACTGGGATGGACAGAGCCAGAGACTTTTCCTTGGCGAGACAACAGCTGCTGATATCCAAGAAGATATTAAGACTAAAGCAATCAGTGCTTTCCCTGCTTTTGCTGCAGGATTCCAGGCTGGCAAGTCTTTAGATATTCAGGCTGGGTGGATTAAGTCACTAGTTGCAAAGAATACAGGTGTTGACCCTAACTCACTAAGATGGGATGACCCATCTGTTTCACCATGGCTAGGATACCGCGACCCTAAGACTGGTCAATATGTAGTTCCATCTTTGGAAGAAGTTCAGGTTGGAACTAGAACTAAATACTTTGATGCTTTCGCTAACACTCCAGAAGGTACAGCCTATCTTGATGGGCTAACCGTTAAAGCGCTACAAGATATGGGGCTAATGTAATGACAGTAGAAGAAGCAAGAGCTGCGTTAGCCGAAGCTGAGATTGCCTACGAAAAGGCTAAAGGCACTGGCGTAAGAAATGTTGCGAATGCAAGCAAAGCCCTTAGCGCTGCAAAGAGAGCCCTAGCAACTGCAGAAAAAGCAGAAGCAGCTGGAGTAAATGTAGCTGGCGTGTCCAGAGCAGAACAACTTTCTACAATCCGTCAAGCTGAATATACAGCAGCACAAGAGGAAGCTGGTAGAGGCGAGAAGCCAACAGTTCCACCTGAGGATGAGGAGTATAAATATGATTATGTATGGCGCTCTGAAGCTGGTGGGCGAGGTGGTTACTGGAGTCTAGTAAGATATCCAAAAGTCCCAAGTGCAAAGCCAGTGGTAGTTACCGATGGCACAGACGGGAATGGAAATAAGCCAGATACTTCTGGATACAAAGTTGTTGATGGCATACTTTATTTCAATGGACAACCATTTACTGGAAGTTATAATGGTCAAAATTATCAGGCTGGTAAAGTAGTTCCGGCCTCTAGTGGAAACAATGGCAATGGAGACGGTGGCGGAAAGACAGTAACGAGGACAGAGTATATTGGCTCAGGTGCTAACCGAGTCTTAAGAACATATTACTCTGATGGTTCCTATACGGATAGCCCAGCTCCAGTAACCGTATCATCTTCTGACACGATGACTGCTACACAACAAGATGCTTACTCTATTGTTGTAGACAGATTGAATCGCTACAACCTAGGAGCCTTAGCTCCACTAATTAAGAAGCTTGCTATTCAAGGTGCTACAGAAGCAACTATTATGTTGGCTTTACAAGAAGAACCTCTATACAAAGAGCGCTTCAAGGCTAACGATGCTCGTAGAGCTAAGGGACTAACAGCTCTTACTCCGTCAGAGTACCTGAACCTAGAAGATAACTATCGTCAGGTTCTACGCTCTTACGGACTTACTCAGTTTGATAACGATGCCTATGTGTCACAGTTCCTAGCCAACGATGTATCTGTTGCTGAACTATCTAACCGCGTAGTGACTGCAGTACAGCGAGTCCGCAATGCTGACCCTGCTGTATCTAACATGCTTCGTAACTACTATGGTATTGGTCAGAATGATTTAGTTGCCTATGTTCTCGACCCGAACCAACAGTTCCAGAAGATTGAGCGTCAAGTAGCTGCATCTGAAATTGGAGTAGCAGCAGCTCGTCAAGGAATCAATGCTGGAGTATCGGTTGCTGAACAGCTTGCAGCTCAGGGTATTACCCAAGCTGAAGCACAACGAGGATACGCAACAATTGCTGATATCCTACCTACAGCAGAAAAACTTTCAGATATCTATGGCACAACGCTTGAAGGATACGGACTCGGTGAAGCCGAGCAAGAAGTATTCAATCAGCTTGCTTCTGCACAGCGCAAGCGTCAGCGCCTAACACAGCGAGAAATTGCTGAGTTCTCTGGTCAGTCTGGTGTATCAAGGGTTTCCTTGGGCCAGCCACAAAGAGGACAATTCTAGAATCCTGAGCGGACCTATCGGCCCCGCCAGTGTAACAGACCGATAGCAAGAGCCAGCCCATTTCCCCGAATGGTAACTGAGGCTTGCGACTAACAACGAATAGAAGGGTGGGTTGCTATGAGCAACAACTACTGGGACGATGAAGACGATGACCTAGATACACAAGAGCAGTACAATGGTGATGGCAGTGACTTGTTAAAGAAGTTACGCAAAGCCAAGCGTGCTGACGAGAAGCGTATCAAGGAACTTACTGAGCAACTTGAGTCACTATCCAAGGTGCAGCGTGAGCGAGTCGTCAAGGAAGTCCTAGCAAAGAAGGGTGTCAACGAAAAAGCTGCACGCCTTGTATTGAAAGACTTGGATGATGTTAACGAGGAGTCAGTATCACACTGGCTCGATGATAACGCAGACTTGTTCGGAATCAAGGTACAGCAAGAAGAAGCCCCTGTAAGTCAACAAGACATTGCACGGCTACGCCAGCAAGATGTCTTGACACAAGGTGCTGTGACACCTGATAGAGGATTAGATTTAGACCAGCGTTTAAATCAAGCAAACTCTGCTGAAGAGTTGCTATCAATTCTCCAATCACAACAATAATCCGTTCATAGTCTAGGAGACTAAAACTAATGTCAAACCAATATACCTCTACCGCGAGCACCTCGCTCGGCGGTACAGTTGGTGGCGCAGGTCTCGTACAGAAGGCGTATGACCGCCTCCTCGAGTTCGCTCTCCGTTCAGAACCACTAATTCGTTCTGTCGCAGATAAGCGTCCTGCTCGCCAAGCAATCCCAGGACAAACCGTCGTACTCCAGAAGTATGTCGATTTGGACCAGGCAACTTCAACACTAACAGAGACAACTGACCCAGATGCAGTTTCTCTATCAACACCTACAACTGTAACCGTTACTCTCAATGAGTACGGAAATGCAGTACTCGTAACCCGTGCACTTGAGTTGTTCTCACTTGCAGATGTAGACCCAGCGATTGCAAACATCATTGCTTACAACCTCGCTGACTCCATCGATGCAGTTGCTATGACAACTCTTCGCTCAGGTTCCAACAACATCTACGCAGGTAACGCAACTTCTGTTGCTGGTGTAGATGCTGCTGATACAATTGACTCAGCTGATATCCGTCGTGCTGTTGCTAAGCTCCGTTCAAACAAGGCCAAGGCTCGCCGTGGTTCCTTGTACTGGACAGGTATCCACCCAGAAGTTTCACACGACCTTCGTGCAGAAACCGGAAACATGGGCTGGAACTTCGTACATGCACAATCTAATCCAGCTGTGGATAAGATTTGGGCAGGAGAAATCGGAGAATACGAAGGCGCATTCTTCGTAGAGTCTTCACGCCTTTACAATGCTAAGTCAGGTGCAGACCAGACCGCACTCGCTACAACCGCTGTAACCGTTGCAGGTACATCAGCAGGCTTCACCTTCGGTGTTGCTTCTTCTGCTGTTATCGCAACTCGTGCAGAAGTTGGCGATAAGATTGCTGGAACTGGTATTGCTTCCGGTGCAAAGATTACTGCAATCAGCACCTCTGGCTCAACCACAACCTTCACTGTAGATACAGCAAACACTGGTGCAGTTACTGCAACCACAACTGTTACTGTAACTCCAGTAACCCGTGTATTCGACACAATCGTGTGCGGTGCTCAAGCTATGGCAGAAGCCGTTGCTGAAGAACCACACATCGTTATCGGTAATGTAACTGATAAGTTGATGCGCTTCCGCCCAATGGGCTGGTACGGCGTACTTGGCTTCGCAGTCTACCGCGACGAAGCGTTGTATCGCATTACCTCTGGTTCCTCAATCGCTGCTCTCTAGTTGATTGACTCTGAAGGGTAGGCCTTGAAACCTACCCTTTGGGGTGAGTTCACTAGAAAGGGACTTATGACAACCTGGTTATTTAAAACCCCAACCGTAGAGGAAGGGCCTGCTGGTGAGCACCGTTTGTTTTACTTCTATAAAATTGACAGAGGTATTACAATAGTACTAAAGCCTACTGGTGGATATGCACAGATACGCTATCCTGTAGATGACGACTTGGATACATATCCAGCCGTCTATCGTGGTGGCTACTCATACGAAGTAGATGACACAACAAAGGCAGCACTCATTGCTGGCGGAGTCGGTGTCACGGAGGATAACTTTACAGCGCTATGAAACATTGGGAACATCATCCTGAGCCGGTGGACGGCTGCTTTGGGTGCAAGGGCCTGAGCATACAAATGAATGCAGGAGACGCTGACAGTCGTAAACAGATGACTAATAAAGCGTTTAACAAAGAATTGGATGCCTACAAAGAAGCTAGAGCACAAGGCATTCAACCAGCAGGAACTTCCATGAAGAAGATTCAGGAAGCGGTAAAGGCTAGTGAGACATTAGGCAAAGCATATGATGCTGGCAAGATGCCTCCGGCTACAGCAATCAATAAAAAATCAGCAGCGGTAATGAAAGAACTAGGAGTATAACATGCCAAAAGTAGGCGAAAAGAAATTCCCATATACAGCCAAGGGTAAGAAGGCAGCTAAGATGTATGCTAAGGCTGAAAAGATGGAAGAAAAAGCAATGATGATGAAGTCCAAGACAAAGGCTGCTAAGAAGCCAATGAAGAAAATGGGAAAGAAGAAATAGTATGAAGCCAGGCAAAGCTAGAAAAGCAGGGGGAATAGATAACCCTAACGCTAAGGCTCATGTCGCTGACCTTTACAGAAATACAACATCCATCAACTACAAGCCAAACACTAAACTTGGTGGACGCGAAATGGACCCTACAAAAATTAAAGGTTTCAAGTACGGCAAGGGAACTGAGTAATGAAGAAGACTGCTAAGCAAAAGAAAGTATCCAAGGTTATGCGCGAGTTCAAAAAGGGCGAGCTTAACATTGGTAAGTCTTCCAAGAAAGTAAAGTCTAAGAAGCAAGCTGTGGCAATTGCATTGTCACAAGCAGGTATGGCTAAGAAGAAAAAGTAATGTCTTCGGGTAAATACAAGCCACACCGTAGATTCAACCCGATTCAAATTAAAGATGGCATGGTAGTAAAACTTCGTAAAGATGGTAGAATCCGAGCGGTTCTAGGAAAGTATGGGGAGTATGGAAAACAAAAGCAAGCGTGACCCACGGTTAGCTCGTGCTGGAGTCTCAGGTTTTAACAAGCCTAAGCGTACTCCCAACCATCCTAAGAAGTCACATGTCGTTGTGGCTAAAGTCGGGGACAAAGTAAAGACTATCCGTTTCGGTGAGCAAGGCGCTAAGACTGCCGGTGCTCCTAAAGCTGGAGAGTCTGACAGAATGAAAAAGAAGCGTGCATCTTTCAAGGCACGCCATTCAAAGAATATTGCTAAAGGCAAGATGAGTGCAGCTTACTGGGCAGATAAGGTTAAGTGGTAATGTCATACACCAAACCTGAACTGCGTGAGCGTATCAAGAATCGTGTACTTGCTGGGACAAAAGGTGGCAAGGCTGGTCAATGGTCTGCTCGTAAAGCACAGATAGTAGCCCAAGAATATAAGAAGGCTGGTGGTGGCTACACAGGTAGCAAGACCAGCAAGCAGAAGTCTTTGTCCAAGTGGACTAAAGAAGACTGGGGCACTAAGTCAGGTAAGCCTAGCACACAAGGCTCTAAGGCTACAGGTGAGCGTTACCTTCCTAAGAAAGCTCGTGAGAAGTTGTCAGCAGCTGAGTATGCTAAGACTTCAGAAAAGAAACGAGAAGACTTGCGTAAGGGTAAGCAATTCTCTAAGCAACCTAAATCAATAGCAAAGAAAACTTCGAGGTATAGATAATGGCGACAGGAACAGCAGGTAGTTCATTTACTAGCGAACTCAATCGCTTGGCTAATGGTGGGACATATCCGGCAATTAGTGCATATGTTGCACCTACTCAAGCTGCCAATGTGTATGCTGGAACTACGGGCCTAGCCTTGATTGGTGCTCTTAATAAGAAAGCAGACGCTAACCGTCAGCCTGATGATTACAAGGCACTTGGCGGTATCTGCAATGAACTTGCAGGAACAACAGACTTATCACCGACTGACGCTTTAAGGAGCATTAACCTGTGACAACACTTAACCAAATGATTGATGAGGTTTTGATTAACCTCTCAGGATATACCTATCAGCAGGACAGAAGCACATACCTTACAGCTGCAGTTACCACATTAACTTCTCCTAGTTCCTCGCCAACGATTCTGAGCTTAGGCTCTACTCAAGACTTGGGTAAGGGTATCATTGAAGTTGACGAGGAATTGATGTGGGTATCTTCCTTTGACCGCGTAGGTAACACAGCAACCATTGCTCCATACGGGCGAGGATATTTAGGTACCACCGCTGCTACGCACGCTGTTGATGCTAAGATTACTATCTCTCCAATCTTCCCACGCTATGTTATCAAGCGTGCTATCAATGACACAATCCGTGCTGTGGGTACACAGCTACTTGTCATTGGACAAACAACCTTTACCTTCAACCCATCAGTAACAACCTATGAAGTATCTGATAGCGGTGGAAGTCTTATTGAAAATATATTAAGTATGTCGTGGCAGGATATCGGGCCAAGCCAAGAGTGGATTCCGGTTCGCCGTTGGTCATGGGACGCCAAGGCTGAATCTGCTACATGGGGCAACGATGCCCAGACAGTTACCATTGGTGATTATATTACTGCTGGACGAACAGTAAAAGTTAATTACCTCAAGCAACCTACAGCAATGTCAAGTACATCTGATGTATTTACAACAACCACAGGATACTCTGAGACTGTACGAGATGTTATAATTCTTGGTACAGCATACCGACTACTGACTTATCTTGACCCAGCTCGTGCTAGCCAAATTGCTCCACAAGCTGATGAGATTGATGCTAAGCGCTCCTTTGGCTCTGCCAACTCCGCTGCTCGTCAAATCTATGCACTATATCAACAAAGACTTAAAGAAGAAATATCAGCCTTCCAGGGTCAATTCCCAACCCGAGTTCACTACAGCCGATAGGAACCTAAATGACAACTCGCCAATACTCGTCCCGCTCTCAGCAAACTACGCTGACTGGAACAATTACATCGGGTGCTACCTCGATGACAGTTGTATCAGGTACCACATTGTTAGGCGGTGTTACAATCCCATCTGGTCGTACCTTTACATTGGTCATCGACCCAGATACAGCTCTTGAAGAAATCGTAGATGCCACGGCGGTTGCCACTAATACCTTTACGGTTACTCGTGCTATTGACGGCTCATCGGCACAGGAACACTCAGCAGGTGCAGTAGTTCGCCACATGGCTATCGGCCGTGACTTCCGCGATGCTAACCTACATGCTGAAGCAACTGGCTCATACAACGATGGCAGTGGTAATGCTCATGACATGCACGGCATTGCTGCCGGCGAAGGTGTCGTAGTAGGTACACTCAAGACACAGACCCTTACTAATAAGACTCTTACCTCTCCAACAATTTCTGACCCAACGATTACAGGCACAGCTTCAGCTGGTGCTGTCCTCGTGTTTGAAGGTACTACAGCAGATGCCTATGAGACAACCCTGACTGTAGTTGACCCAACACAGGACAATACAATCACCCTGCCTAATACCACAGGTACGGTAGTCATTGTTGACGCTACACAGACACTGACAAATAAAACCTTGACGAGCCCTGTAATATCAGGTACGCCAACAATTACAGGTCTGTCCTCAGCAGGGATGATTTCATCCTCTGCTACCCCTAAAGATTATGTAGATAGCATTCTAGGCTCAGCAACGGCTGCAGCAACCTCAGCAGCATCGGCTGCTACCAGTGCTGCCTCTGCCGCTACAAGTGCCTCTAGCGCCTCTACAAGCGCTTCTAACGCGCTAACTAGCG